CGCTACACCAAAGCTTTGGCACGGGCTATGGCCTATACCAAGCAAGTTAAAGCAGCGAATCTGCTTAACAATGGTTTTACCAGCTTCCAATCTGGAGATGGTGTTACGTTGTTCAACGCTTCGCACCCATTAGTTAACGGTGGAACAAACTCCAACCGTCCATCTACTGGCGCTGACTTGAACGAAACATCGCTTGAGCAAGCAATCATTGAGATTGCAGCGTTCACCGATGAGCGTGGCCTGCTTATCGCAGCCCGTCCTCGTACCTTGGTTGTTCCTCCTGCACTGATGTTTACAGCAGATCGTCTGCTTGAAACCACTCAGCGCGTTGGCACTGCTGACAACGACATCAACGCCATCCGCAACATGGGTGCAATCCCCGGCGGATATGCTGTCAATCACTATTTGACTGACAGCAATGCCTTCTTCATCATGACTGATGTACCGAATGGCATGAAGATGTTTGAGCGTACCGCTCTAGAAACGAGCATGGACGGAGATTTCGATACGGGTAACGTGAGATATAAAGCTCGCGAACGCTATTCCTTCGGGGTAAGCGACCCACTCGGAATTTACGGATCTCCCGGCTCTAGCTAGAGTGACGTAACTTTGAACAGGGCTGCTTTCGGGTGGCCCTTGTTCTTTTCCTGACTAATTGTTTCACATGAAACATTTAGACTAACCCAGACAGGAGACTACAATGGGTACTACGACTTTCACGGGTGCAGTTCGTTCTGAAAGCACCTTCAAAACTGTAAGCAAAGACAGCACTTCTGGTGCTATTACTGAGGTTGCAACTATCGGTGACGGCCCCGTTAGCCTTGCTGATGGCAACGTAACCTTAACTAACGCCACTCACAGCGGACGAATACTGCTGGTTCCAGATGGCGGACAAGACAACACCTACACCTTGCCAGCGCCTATTGCTGGGTCTGTGTTTAGGTTTGTTTACGCTGGCGGTGCCGCTGACGCAACTGATGCGCTTATCGTTACCCCCGGAAACACTAATTTTTACATTGGTGGTGTTACTTTCCTTGATACTGACAACGAAGTTAGTGCAGTTTTTTCTGATGGCAACTCAAATAGCAGCATTCAGTTAAACGTACCTGCTGGCTTTGATGTAACGATTATTGGTTTGAACACAACCAATTATCAGATCTTCGGCACTGTTACGGGCGCAACTGCACCTGCATTTGCTGATCAGTAATAGGAGGTTAGCATGGCCGATGCAGTAGCAACTCAAACCATTGAGGATGGTGGTAGCACCGCCATTTTCAGGTTTACAAATGTCAGCGATGGCAGTGGCGAAAGCGCGGTCACAAAGATCGACGTATCAGCCCTTACTGCTGACCCTATGACTGGCGCGGCTTGTACCTCTGTTGTCATCCAAAAGATCTACTACTCATGCATTGGTATGGGCGTAAAGATCTTCTTTGATGCAACCACTGATGTGCTTGCTTGGCAGCTAAACGCGGATTGGTCTGATACGCTTGATTTCACTGACTTCAGCGGTATTCCAGATACAGAGGCGAGCGGCACCACGGGTGATATTAAATTCACCACGGTGGGTCATTCTAGCGGCGATGTGTATAACATCGTTATGCAGGTTCGCAAAAGATACTAGTAGTAGTTGTGGCTAGAAACTACAAAGAAGAATACAAGGATTTCCATTCAAAGCCTGATCAGAAGAAACGTCGTGCGGGGCGCAACGCTGCAAGACGCAAGATGACTGCGGCTGGCAAGGTTAAGAAGGGTGACGGTAAAGACGTTCACCATAAGGATGGGAATGCCTTGAACAATAAAAAGAAAAATCTTCGGGTAGAGTCTAGGTCAAAAAATAGGGCCAGAAAGAAATGAGCTTAACTGACGCTGAAAAAAACAGGCTCAAAAAGGTTGGATTATCAGGTCTTAATAAACCTAAGCGCACCCCAAGTCACGCAACTAAAAAAGCTGTAGTGGCTGTGCGCGATGGCAGCAAGATGAAGATTATTCGCTTTGGTGACCAGAAGATGGGTCACAACTACAGCGCGGAGGCTCGCAAGAGTTTCAAGGCCAGACACGGCAAGAATATTGCCAAAGGAAAAACTAGTGCTGCCTATTGGGCAAACAAGGTTTTTTGGAGCGGTAAGGGTGGGAGCAAAAAGTCTCCACCTAAGTCTCAAAAGCAAAAGTTTGGTAAAGGCTAATGGCTATTAGTCGAGCGCAAATGGGTAAGCAAATAAAGAACGCCCCCGCCAAAAAGAAGCGGGTATCCAAGAAGAAGACAAAGGCTAGGAGGCCGTAATGGCTGTAAGCGGTACATATGCGTTTAACTTAGACCTTTCTGATGCTATGGAAGAGGCGTTTGAACGCGCAGGCCTTGAGCTTCGTAGTGGCTATGATTATAGGACTGCTCGCAGAAGCATAAACTTGCTGATGCTTGAGTGGCAAAACCGAGGACTTAATCTTTGGACGGTTAAGGAGGGGACGCAAGCGTTAACCTCTGGGACTTCCGCGTATGCTTTAGATGCAAAGGTTTTTGACATCATAGAGGCGTTTGTTCGTATTAATGCTGGCAATACCTCTACGCAGCAAGATCAAACATTGACTAGGATATCTGTAAGCCAGTACGCCCATCTTTCAAACAAGCTTTCTGAAAGCAAACCTTTGCAGTATCAGATCGATAAAGCGCCGTCGCAGATCACCGTGAACCTCTGGCCTGTTCCAGACAAATCTACCTATACGCTGGTTTATTATTATTTGGAGCGTATAGACGATGCCGGATCTCCCGCATCAAACAACATGGACGTACCTGCTAGGTTTCTTCCCTGCTTAGTTGCTGGTCTTGCATATCAGCTAACCTTGAAGTTTCCAACGGCGAGTGATCGCTCCGCTGTGTTGAAGGCCGACTACGAAGAGCAATGGAATTTAGCCGCCGATGCAGACAGGGAGAAAGCCTCTCTGTATGTTGCTCCGTTTATATCGAGCAGTTTGTAGTATGAGTGCCTTTGCCAGCGGCAAGCACGCTTTTGGTTTTTGCGACCTAACAGGGTTTAGGTATCCTCTAAAAGACCTTGTTCCGCAAATAGTTAACGGCAGGCCGACAGGTTTGTTGGTTGGGAAGGATGTTAACAGCCCTGACCAGCCTCAGTTAAAGCTCGGACGCATCAGAATGGACGATCCCCAAGCTTTGAGGAACCCAAGACCAGATCAGGGTTTGGATGAAAGCAGAATCCTGTCTTCGTTTGATCCAGTGGGTCAAGTTGGATTGGAGATGTTTGGCAGCATTGGCACAGTAACAGTGAGTACAGGTTAATGGCTTTTACATTTACAACGCTAAAAAGCGCCATACAAGATTATTTAGAAACGACAGAGACTACTTTCGTTAACGATCTGCCCACAATTATTACTCAGGCAGAGGAGCGAATACTCAAGTCGGTTCAGTTACCAGATTTTAGAAAGAACGCTAACGGCACGACTACCCAGTCAAACCCCTATCTGTCTGTACCGTCTGACTTCTTAGCAACGTACTCTCTGTCAATAGACAACAGCGGGTATGAGTTCTTGATTAGAAAAGACGTAAACTTTATCCGCGAGGCGTACCCTGTTGCTTCAACTACAGGTGTGCCGAAGCATTATGCATTGTTCAATGAGCAGTCGTTTATTTTAGGGCCAACACCTAATGGCAATTACGCGGCAGAGATACATTACTTTTACAAGCCTGAGTCAATAACGGTTTCTAGTGACGGCACAAGCTGGCTAGGCACCAATGCTGAAAACGCACTTCTCTACGGTTGCTTGGTTGAGGCGTACACCTTCTTGAAGGGCGAGCCTGATCTTCTTCAGTTGTACTCAACCAGATACAACGAAGCATTAGAAGAGTTGAAGTCTTTGGGTGAAGGGTACAACACTACAGACAGTTACAGGTCGGGCGCTGTGAGGGCGGCTAGATAATGTTGATTCAAGCGCCAACACTTGAGATAGGTGAGGTTTCTGTTTCTACTACAAACAACAAAGGCCACAGTCCTGAGTTCTGGGCTGAGTCTGCCGCAAACAGGATTGTAAGTGTTGGTGGTGATTGCCACCCAGTCATAGCAGAGCAAGCAAGGGCGTTTAAGGAATCAGTCTTAAAGGTCGTTGAGTATTATATTAAGCAGGCAATACAGAGTGACAGAACAACTCTTATTGGTGAGCTTGAAGCACAAGGCCAGAGTGAAATGGCTGAAATTATTAGGAGATTGTAATGAGCATCACGACAGCTATGTGTACTAGCTTCAAGCAAGAGCTAATGGAAGCAAAGCACAACTTTTTGAACTCTGGCGGTAATACTTTCAACCTTGCGCTATACACAAGCAGTGCAACCTTGAATGCCAGCACAACAGCGTATTCAACCTCAAACGAGGTGAGCGGCACCAACTACACAGCGAAAGGTGCGTCTTTGACTCGCGTAGACCCAACCACATCAGGCACTACGGCATTCACAGACTTTGCAGACCTGACATTCAGCAATGCAACGATTACCGCGAATGGGGCGCTCATATTCAATGATTCAGCCTCTGGTGATCCGGCGGTTTGCACGTTAGCTTTTGGCGGCGACAAGACCAGTACAGCCGGAGATTTTACGATTCAGTTTCCGACAGCAGATGCTTCTAATGCGATTATAAGGATTGCGTAAATGCCAGCAGCAAAAAAGCCAGCAAAGAAGAAGTCAAAATCTAAGGTTAATGAGGCTGGTAATTACACAAAGCCTGAGATGCGTAAGCGTCAATTCAACAGGATTAAGGCTGGCAGCAAAGGCGGTAAGCCGGGGCAGTGGTCGGCGCGTAAAGCTCAGATGTTAGCGAAGGCTTATAAAGATGCTGGTGGTGGCTACAAGTAATGACTCTTAAAAAGTCACAAAAAAGCCTAAAGAAGTGGACTAAGCAGGAATGGGGAACCAAGTCAGGCAAACCATCCACTCAAGGCAAAAAAGCCACGGGAGAAAGGTATCTCCCAAAAAAAGCTCGTCAAGCTTTAACAGACAAAGAATACGCAGCAACAAGCAGAAAGAAAAAAGCTGATACAAAGAAAGGCAAGCAGCATTCCAAGCAGCCCAAAAAGATAGCTAAGAAGACAGCAAGGCACAGGAAATAGCGTGTGGCAATTGTTAATGGCTGGGGCAGAGGAACTTGGGGCGAAGGCGCGTGGAACGAGCCTGATGTTGTCGAGCCTACGGGTGTCGCTGGTACAGGCGCTGTCACGACAGTTACCGTTGATGCGGAAGCAAATACCTCTGTCACAGGCGTTTCTGGAACGTCAGCAGTCGGCACAGTCACTACGTCAGCAGCCGCTGATGTATCGGTTACAGGCGTTTCTTCAACAGGGTCTATTGGCTCGGTTACGGTCACGGGTGAGTCAAACGTCACATCGCCTAGCGTCTCCGGCACAGGGGCTGTCACAACGGTCACTATTGATGCAGAGGCCAACGCCTCGGTTACCGGAGTTTCTGCAACAGGTTCAACAGGCACGGTTGCAGCCACTGGTACAGCGGTTATCAGCCCCACGGGTGTTGCTGGCACAACTGCTATCGGCACCATATCGGTATCTTGTGACAACAACCTTAGCGTCACAGGGGTTTCTGCAACTGCGAGCGTCGGTGATGTATCGGTCACGGGCGGCTCAATCATTGTGCCTACTGGCGTTAGCGGCACTGGCGCAACTAATACGTCAAATGTATGGGGTCTTGTTGACAACAGCCAAACGCCTAGCTGGTCAACCATATCAACAACCCAAACACCTAGTTGGTCAGAAGTATCAACAAGTCAAACACCAAATTGGGAAGAGGTAGCTTAAATGGCAACTTATGTAAACGATTTACGGCTCAAAGAGATTGCCACTGGAGATGAGGCAGGCACATGGGGCACGAGTACAAATACTAACCTCGAATTAATTGCTGAGGCATTTTCATTTGGCACAGAAGCAATCACGACGAACGCTGATACTCATACTACTACTATTGCTGACGGCTCTACTGATCCCGGTAGGAGTCTTTTCCTTAAGTACACTGGCACTTTAGACTCTGCCTGTACGATCACTATTGGCCCGAACACTGTTAGCAAGCTGTGGCTCATACAAAATAGCACATCGGGGTCACAGAACATCATCATCAAGCAGGGCAGTGGCGCGACGGTCACAGTTCCCAACGGCCAGACGAAGGCCATCTACTCGGATGGGGCGGGAAGTGGCGGTGCGATGGTGGATGCGTTTGCTCACCTCAACGTCGTTGACCTCACCGTAGAAGACGATCTGACGATTACTGATGATCTGACGGTGAGTGGCGCGTTCACTTTGACCGGCAATGCCGATCTCAATGGCGACCTAGACGTTGATGGCACCACTAACCTAGATGTCGTGGACATTGATGGTGCTGTGGATATGGCAAGCACTTTAGCCGTGGGCGGTGTAGTCACTGCCAACGCTGGCGTAGTCGTAGACAACATCACGATTGATGGCACTGAGA